GAAGCATCGAGCCCTTGCTGGCCTTTAGACGCTAAAAATTGATATTGTATCGTACTTGTTCGCAAAGGCTGACCGCAATAGCTTTCAGCCTCTACGTAACAAGTTGTAAATACATCATCGAACCAAGTATACAAGGCAATCTCCTCTGCGGTAGGATCGCCAGAGGTTTCCATATTAAGAAACTTTATGAATGCTGTGAACTGCTTCGGATATGCGCTTGTATATGGCATTTTATTTACCTATTTTTTTTGGTTCAACTTTAGGAGCTTTTGCAGTTGGTAATTCAACTGCTTTGCCTTCTTTGATTAATTGTTCTGCTATTTCTTTTGGTAATGAAGTCTCATAACCAGCCGAAATACCATTGTAAGCTTGTGTTAAGATAATACTATGTAACATAAATATTTCCTAATTAGGTTGTAGATGTTTTAAGAACACCGATTGCACTTGGTGCAGGGAATGCAAAAGCAACACGTTCAACAACTTCAATACCTTTTTGATGTGTACCGCCTAAACCAGTTGCGCCAAAGTACTCTTTGTATTCGTTTACAGTTACATCTTCACGGATTCCCATTACAGAGAATTGTGCAAAGTCTGCATAGAATGCACTTGCTGTGTTCGCTGCGCTTGTTGGGAATAATGAATCTGGTACAACGTGCATAGGACGGCCAGTCGGTGTAAAGTATGTGTTGTTTGTTAATGCTGTTAAGCCTATTGAAGTGATTTCAATCGGGCGAACTTGATCATAAACTGGACGGCTGCCAGCTGTTTCTTTCATTAAGAAGCCGAAAACTGATTGAGGTACAACAAAAACGCCATTTGCACCAACTCCAGAATTAACACCTAAGCGCAAGTTCCATAAGTCAGTCCAAGAAATTTCACCAAAAGTATCTTTTCCAGAGTTATTCGCGCCGCCTTGTCTTACAACTGTAGTTCCTGACACGCCTGTTAAGCCTGTGAAGTTTGGCGCATTACCGTCGCCGTTGAAAAACTGCTTATCTTCTGTTTCTGCTAAAGCACGTCCTAAACCGTTTATAATATAGTCTAAGAATGCTGGTGTAGCATCTTGTAATTGTTCTTCAGAAACAATAGCACCCGCAACGATTTTCTTTGCAGTCATTGCTGTTGCTGTAAAGAATGATGTTGAATCTGTAAGTGTTAAACCAGAACCTTCAGCAACAACCGCGCCTGTGAACGCTCCAGAGCTTACCAAGTTTTCAGTTTTGCCACGCATTGGATAGATTTTTGCAAGTGCTCTAGCATATCCAAATTGATCAGCAAAAGACATGATTTCTTCAATCCAGAATTGTGGAACTGCAGCGCCACCTTGTGAAGCTGTCCCTGTGTTGAAGTTAGCACGTGTAATATATCTTTCATTTGCTTTTCTTGCAATTTCATCTGCAGCGCCTTCACGTCCTTTGTGAATAGCTAAGATATAATCAGAAATAACACGAGCTTGTTCACGACGTGAATCATGATCTGCTTTGATTTGAACAAATCCGTTTGATTTACCTTGATTAATTGGATTTGCTGTTCTTAAGGTATCTTGAACCTTTCTGTTTACAACTTCTTTAAGTTGATCTGGTGTTACTATTAAATTTTCCATTTGTAAAGTTTTCCTTTATTGATTTAGATTAAATTCATGATATCATCTGTTGACAATTTTGTCAAGGGCTTGATGTTAATTGATCTTGCGCTTTCGCTTATGATAGCTTTGTTTATAGTTTTGTAACCGTCTTGAATCATGCTTAAGCCTTGGCTTATTTGTGCTTGTGTTGAAGCCGCAATCTTTTTGCCAACTCTTTGAATAGGAGCTTGCACGCTTGCTGTTGCAACTTCTGGAGCTAGCTCTGGAGTTGGCTCTTCGGCGGTTGTTGGCGCAACTTCTGGGGCGTTGCCGTTTAATACTTGAAGCATCGCTTCGGCTGCTGCTAGGGTGCCAGCTTCGGCGGCTGCGATTGCTTCTTCTTCTGCAATGCCTAGCTCGTCACGTAAGTAAGTAAGAGCAGCGTCTTGCAATATAGGCAAGAAATTGTCTGTTATTGCTTGTGTTTGTTCTGGGGTTAACATTCTGTTGACCTTTTTTAATTTGTTGAAAATAGTTTCTAGTTTAAGTTTTATTGATTTTTTGATAAGAGCTTCTCTATTAGCAGGAATTGAAACTACACTAAATTCAACTAGTTCAGATTTAGTATAGACTGTAATTCTTTTACCGTCGATTGTTTGTTCTTCGCTTTCAATTGGAATGATACCAACCGACACGGCACGAACATACCCAGCCGCAACTAAGTCCGCAACTTCGCAAGCTTCATCTGTTATTCTATGAAATTGCAAAGTCGCCTCTAAGTTTTCGCCGTTCATGGCAAAACCTAAGCATTTGCCTATTGGCCAGTCATCTGAATCATGCTGCGCTAAAACAATCGGATTGTTTAAGTATGCTGTGTAGTCTATTCCACTTGGAACAATGATTGTTCCATACCGGTCAACTTCTGGAGTAGACACTACAAAAGTGTAGATGTCTTGAACTACGTTTGATTCTTCTTCTTCATGTTCATAATAATCTTTTTTTATAAGATCAAATTCACGTTTTAATATATTCATTGTGTATCCTTGTTTCTTTAAGTTTTCAACTATATTTGTACTCCATGAGTAACCAGCATCACCACCCCACAAGCCCCACGCCACACGGCCAGCGGATGGATAACCATTTTCACCAGGTTCAAATCCTTCTGCTTCTTTGTCAACTTCATGCCTAGAAAAGTAAGAGTACATTCTTTTGACAATATCCAAACTCATTGGATCGCCTCTTAGAATTTGCCTTGCTCTTACTAAGCCTATTCGAGTGCCACCTTTGCGGCCTTCTTCTTTCCACTTGATAGCACGCTCGGCTTCTTCTTGCATTCCTTTTGTAGGTACGTATGCCATTAGACTTCCACTGGGAATAATTGACATCTACAATTAACTGCATTTGAAGCGCTTAAGCCCTCACCAAGTGGACGGGGCGCTTTCTCTACGGTCGTTGCTATGATATTACCGTCTTTATCTTTCTTTTCTGTTATAACATCAAAGTAACCGTCTTCGCCTTGCGTTTGCCCTTCCATCGCTGCATGACTCGGACGTACACGGCCGTCTCTTTGTGTTAACCAGACCATCTTGTAGCCTTGACCTTTATAAACACTATATTGCATTCCACTTGTTACATTAGCAGCGGTTGTGTTTGCAATCATGTTCACACGGCTTGTCTTAAGACTTGCAAATTGCTGTTTTAGAATTTCTCTTAATTCTGCACTTGATTTGCTTGCATTGGCTGTTAAAGTTGCTTGAACTTCGCTTCTAATCACTCCGATTGAATCGGATATTTTTGCGCTGTTTTCATTAACTAAAGCTGTGATTTCTTGGCCTGTTTGACTTGTTAAATCTTCAATGCCTAGACCTAAATCAATAAGCAATCTTTGTTGAACTCTGTCACAAGCTTCTTGAACCGTAGCATCGAATAAGTCTAGTTGCTCGTTTGTAACGTCTAAAGTAGTTGCGCTTATTCCTTCATTGCGAACAATATCAAAAGCTTGGTTTTCAAGTGTGTTCACCATACCAGAAACAACAATCTTTAATTCATTTTCAGTTGCGGTTGTAAGGGTATCGTAATTACGCCAAAACAAATCTTTAGCATTGGCCGTAACTAAGTTAAGACTTCTATTTGCTAACTTCGGAACGGGTGCTATTGGTTTTGGTTCTGTACTTATTGACAAAGGAACAAGCCCGCTACCTATAAGCGGAACGTTGCCACCCTCTACAGCATCATAGCCTCTTTCTTTACGTGCATCATTAATAGTCTTGATTCCCCATTTCAATTCAAATTCTTCTTTGCGCATATCCATTTCAGGATCAGCGTATGCATAAGGAACGGGTTCTATTAGAATATCTTCTTCAAAGCGTCTAAAATGCCTAGTAAATTCTTCAGCAATATAGATTGCTTCTGGATCGATTGTGTTCTGTCTAAAGATTGCAAATTGCACTTCGGCGGTTGCTCTGTTTTGGAATTCACCTGTAAGCATCCCAGGCGGCACACCAAAGACTTGAGCAATTTGCGCTCTCGTGTCTTTGCTTACTGAATCGTAATTTATACCTAGTTCACTTTTTGGAGGCAGTTGTAATTGCATCCCGCCACCTAACAAGGCACGCAATTTGTAGTCTGGGAGTTCTTCATTCCATGAAGATTTTAGCTTATGCCATTCTTCAATATCGAATCTTTCAGGGAACGTTGCTATCAAAGGCGGTACAGCATTATTAGCAAAAAGCCTATGTAAGTATTCACTTACTTCAACGTCGATATTTGCATAATCAAGAGCAGCCGTAACCAACCCAACACCAAACATATTCATGCCTACAATTTCATCTGGCCTAGCCGCTGGGTGTACCCTTGCTAAATGAATTACTTCATTTTCTGGAATTGGGATTAAGCCATCTGAAATGCTTTGATACGTGTACCCTTGTACAAAGTTATCCCCGCCCATTATCACACGTACTCTCGTAGGATTCAAAACCCACATTTGAAGCGGTACTTTGTAGCCTATGGTCGGCGTCCATATAAAACAATTGCCGTTTATTGAAAGCCAATTTTCAATAAAACTAAAAACTTGTGAACGTGTAAAATACGGATTTGGATTCGCTATTAAGTGAGCCGCCCAGTTATCGTTACCAAGTTCAGACTTTGTAAAGTTGTGTTCTTTGAACGTGTTGAACTGAATAGCACTTAACGCATTTGCTCTGTGTTGTAAACACGCAAACACCGTGCCACGCAAACTCATTGCAAGCTCGTTTCCTTGTGGAATTGAAGCAACTTGTCTATATCCTGAATACGATTGATATGGACGTTGTAGCCTTTTGCCACTAGGCAAAATAGCATTTGAAATTCTTTGTCTGATATCGTCAAGTAAACTCATATATATATACTCGGAGTTTTGCGAATAGCATTGAACGCATGGCTTAACGCGTCTATATAATCGTCATGCCTATCTTGTGGCGTTCCTGTAAAGCTCAACAGTTCATCTGTAAAGTCTGGATCTAAGTGGCCTACATGATATACAAGGCCTTGCTCATATCGTGCTTCAACTGGTTGAAACCTTGTAATTTTATCACGTGTTGAAACAACACCAACAACATTCATCTTTGTATTTCTCTTAAGTTCTTGAACCATATACGCTTGCGCTTGGTTTGATTCGACCGCAACTACACGGGCTTGCCACTTTGATTCCATTGCGATAATTTCTGCGCCAATTTCTACAAAGCTCCAGCGCCCTCGCTTAGCATCAACTACTACTATTTCACCTTGTGAAGTCGTGCCAATTGTAACGATCGCCGTATAATCCGCTGTTTCTTTTTGGCTGATTGCAAGATCGACACCAATATAATAAGCCGTGCATTGTTTGTTATCTGAAATCTTGATCCAATCCCGCTTAACTTTACTAGCGGAACGGTCAACGTATTCAGCCAAGAATTCTTG